CGAAAAATAAAATTGAATCACAAGAAAAATACATCAGAGATATTACAGCGATAACAGAGGAAAATAAAAGAGAATATGAATCTAGGATACAAGCATCGCAGAATCTCATCGATGAATTACAGGATGAGAATAGTCAGCTTAGCGTCGGACTCGATGAATCTGTATCTGAAGCCGAAAAAGGGTTGGGATCTTTACAGGATAAACGCCAGAACTTACTGCTCAGAAGTCAAGATAAGAGGACGAGTATCCGCAACCTCGAGGAGCGGATCAACTTTTTCGAAGAGAATGAATCGTGTCCCGTGTGCGACCAAACCATTTCAGACGGCCATAAACATGAGATTTTACTATCGACACAAACAGATAGGGATAGGGGGAAGGCAGCGCTTAAAGAAATCGGAGTTGAAGGCCAAGGAGTGGAATCGGAGATTGAACAACAGACTAGCATACTTTCAGCGCTTCGAGATAAAGTACATAAACTCACTTCCAACTCGCAAGAGATTTCACGACTTCAAAAGGACATATCTGATAACCAGAAGTTCTTAGAGAAAGATGTATCGGCTGATCTTGATAAAGCAAATAAAGATCTTGCTGCAATCAAAGAAGAATTACAAGAATGCAATGATTCAAAAATTCGTTTAAACGAAGAGTATTCTTACAAGAATGCAATTGCTGAAATGCTAAAAGATACTGGTATCAAGACTAAAATTATTAAGCAGTATTTGCCTGTTATGAATCAGCTAATAAATAAGTATTTGCAAGTTCTTGATTTCTATGCTAACTTTAATCTTAACGAAGAGTTTGCAGAAACAATTAAGTCTCGCCATCGTGATGAATTTACATATGATTCATTTTCTGAAGGTGAGAAACAAAGAATCGATTTGGCTCTATTGTTTACATGGAGGCAAATCGCAAAGATGAAGAACTCAGTTTCAACTAATCTGTTATTGTTAGATGAAACATTCGATTCTTCTCTTGACCATGATGGTGTAGACAATCTCATCAAGATTCTCTATACTTTAGGCGAAGACACAAACGTGTTTATTATTTCTCATAAAGGAGAAATTCTTGATGGTAGGTTTGAAAACAAGATCGAATTTATTAAAGAAAAGAATTTCTCAAAAATTAAATAAAGTTGTTTACAAACATGGCAAAGTATGGTATAATAAACATATTAATTAAATCAAAAGAGGTATATTATGGAACTCAGCGAAAATACTCTTAATGTTCTAAAAAACTTTAGTGGCATTAATCCTAACATGATGATTCGTTCTGGTAAAACCATTAAAACTATTAGTGAAGCAAGAACAGTATTATCCACTGCGGTGGTCGATGCTGACTTCCCTAAAGACTTTGGTATTTACGATTTGAACGAATTCATGGGCGTCCTACAACTAGTTGACACACCGAATCTTAAATTTGAAGATGACTATGTGATTGTTAACGATTCAACAGGACGTTCGAAAGTTAAGTACTTCTATTCATCAGAAGATACTTTAACAACACCGCAAAAAGACATCACAATGCCAGAAGCAGATGTTAAATTCAAACTTGACAATGAAACATTGAATAAGCTCAAAAGAGCTGCTTCAACTCTCGGTCATAGTGAGATTTCTATTTCTGGTAAAGATGGCGTACTCAGTCTTTCTGTGGTTGATTCTCAAAACAAAACATCAAACGTTTTCTCTATCGATGTAGATGGTGAATTTGGTAATGATGCTACGTTTAACTTTATCCTGAGTACAAATAACTTGAAGATTCTACCCGGTGATTATGAGGTAGAAATTTCACGTAAGTTAATCTCGCAATTCAAACATACTAGTCTAGACGTAAAGTATTGGATTGCACTTGAAAAAACATCTACATTCGGAGTGTAATAATGTCAGAAACTACAACCCAGCTACGTGAAGTATCTAATCGTACTGCACGTTCAATGATTGCTGTTATTGATGCAATGACGCAGCGTGGCGCAATCAAAGGTGAAGAACTATCCACTATTGGTGGTCTTCGCGACCAAGCGATTCAAATTATTCAGTTATGCGAGCAAGTGGAACAAGAAGAAGCCATGGAAGCAGCTGAGGCAGAATCAGACGGTGAATAAGGGTCGTTACTTAATAAACGCGCGAGGAGCCACGGTTAGCTCCTCACCTTTTTTATATTATGGAGTAAGTGAATGTCAAATGAATTTCTATGGGTCGAGAAGTATCGACCACAAAAAGTAGCTGACTGTATTCTACCAAACAGTCTGAAAGAAACGTTTCAGAAAATTGTAGATTCAGGTGAACTACCAAATATGTTATTTACTGGTACTGCCGGTACTGGTAAGACAACAATTGCAAAAGCGCTATGTAATCAATTAGATCTTGACTGGATTATGATCAATGGTTCAGAAGATGGTAATATTGATACGTTACGTGGTAAGATAAAACAATTCGCTTCAAGCATTTCCTTATCAGGTGGAAAGAAAGTTGTTATCCTTGATGAGGCTGATTATCTTAATCCACAGTCAACTCAACCGGCTCTTCGCGGTTTCATCGAAGAGTTTTCCAGCACATGTCGATTTATTCTAACTTGTAACTTCAAGAATAGAATCATTGAGCCATTACATTCTCGTTGTGGTGTTTATGAATTTAACACTTCAAAGAAAGGTATGGCTGAACTAAGCGAACAGTTCATGGCAAGATGTCAAACAGTCTTGACCGAAGAAAATGTCATCATGGAAAACAAAGTTCTAGCTAATGTTATCATGAAACATGCACCCGATTGGCGTAGAGTTCTCAATGAATTACAACGTGGCGAAACGTCAACCGTATCTGAAAGTAAAAACTTCGACGATCTTTTTACTCACTTGAAAAATAAAGATTTCAAGAAGATGCGTTCATGGGTTGTTAACAATATAGATACAGATGTACCTGCAATCTTTCGTGGTTTGTACGATCGAATGTATGATCATGTCGAGCCGCAGTCAATACCACAACTCGTATTGATTCTTGCAGACTATCAATACAAGAATGCATTTGTGGCTGACCATGAATTAAATGTAGTCGCTTGTTTAACGGAGGTAATGGCAAATGTCAAGTTCAATTAAACTTACACTATACACTCAACCCCTTTGTGATTTTTGCGATATCATGAAAATGAAGTTAAAAGAATGGGGATATGATTTCGATGTTATCAATATCAAAGACAATCCTCAAGCTTTAGCGTTCCTCAGACTTGAAGGTCATAAAACAGTGCCACAACTATATTATAATAGAACGCATCTTAATAAAGTTGACACTCTTAATTTTACAAAAGAGATATTAGAAGAAGCAATTGATCCTGACAATTATATTGGTGGTGTGGAGAACTGGGGATGAATCCATTTACATATGTCAATGAAATAACAAACGGCAAAAAACATATCATGGTTGATGATATCGCCGAAAAAGCATACAATCCGTTTATGGTAAACCGTGGATTATCTTACTTTCACGATACTGTATTGATGGCAAATGAGATGAACCGTTACCACCAGATCGATAAACGTTTACAATTCGATTTTCTTATAAATATTGTTAGGAAAAAGAAAAGATTTTCCAAATGGTTAAAACCAGAAGAAAACTCTGAGATTGAAGTGATCAAGGAATATTATGGCTACAGTAATGAGAAAGCCCGCCAAATCCACTCCCTTCTATCTTCAGATCAAATTAATGAATTAAAGAAGAAGGTTTACAAAGGTGGAAAAAGATAATAACATTGTTGAATGGACACCCGCCTCAATGCTTGAGGTGACTTTGAATGAGCCTGATGATTTCCTTAAAGTAAGGGAAACACTGACTCGGATAGGCGTGGCATCACGTAAAGACAATACACTCTTTCAGTCATGCCATATTCTCCACAAACAAGGACGATACTTTATCGTTCATTTCAAAGAGCTCTTTTTACTTGATGGAAAGAAATCTAACCTAGAGGAAAATGATGTTGCAAGGCGTAATACAATTGCCACACTCATGAGTGATTGGGGATTAGTATCGATTGAAGATAAAAACCAAGCACAACCATTGGCACCACTCAGGCAGATTAAAATTATTCCATTTAAAGAAAAGAACAACTGGACATTACAACCGAAATATAATATTGGAACTAAATGAATTTAAATTATAATGGATGGGAACGCGATTACTTCGATCATCAAGCTGAATATAAGAAAATGTTTGATGATTGTATGTCCCTAGGTGAGCAAGACGTTGATGTAACTTTTTTAGACCAAAAGATTGCTCAATTAGCAAATCGTAGATATGCAGTCAGTGTAGCAAATGCGACTGATGGTTTACTCTTTGCTCTTCAAGCTCATGACATTGGCCCAGGTGACGAAGTTCTTGTACCAAGTTTTGGATGGATATCATCAGCATCAGCCGTAAATATGGCTGGAGCAGATCCAGTCTTTTGCGATATTGATATTAACTCGTATCAAATAACGCTTGATAGCATGAAGAAAATGGCTGGTCCTCGAACGAAAGCAGTCATATATCCATGTTTATTTGGCGCAATGTGGCCAGAAATATTTGATGCAGTTGCTTGGTGTAAAGAGCAAGATATTGTTTTTATCGAAGATTCTGCACAGGCATTAGGAACTGAGTTAAATGGTGTTAAAGCTGGATCAATTGGTGATGTAAGTGTTTATTCATTCAACGATAATAAAGTAATTGCTGGCATTAACGGTGGCGGAGCCGTTATGACAAATTCAAAGATTGCTTATAAGCATATTGAAAAATTAGCATACCACGGTAGAAGCCGTACAAATTCAGATGTTAAGTATCTCGGTCGTAATTCAAAGATGTATTTGTTTAACGCTAAAGTAATTGAATATCGTTTGGCATCAATGGACAAATGGCAAAAGAGGAGACAAGAGATTGCTCGACATTATTTTGATAATATTATTGACGGGAATGATTTTTTAGTATCTGGTCCTCATAAACATGAGCATGTAAAATTACCAGATGGATTAAATCATAACTATCATAAGTTTACTGTAAGATTTAGATCTAAGCATTTAAGAGATTTTGTGAGAAGGCATACTGGCGCGAATATTCATTACGATAGACCGCTGCCTTTAATGGAATATTATAGAAAGAATAAGAGAGATTCCACTTCAGTAGCTGAAGAAGTTTCAGGTACTATCATGACGCTTCCATGCCATGCATGGTTGTTAGATGATGAAGTAGAAAATATATGTGATTTATTTGACCACGCATTGTGGAGATCATATATATAGTAATGAACGCCGATTATCGGGTTCAAAATTAACCTTGCTAGTCAATAGGAGGAACATATGACTGGAACATTCGCATTTCCGCGAAACGCTTTTTTGGGTTTCGACCACATTTTCGATCAGCTAGAATCAATTCATAGCCACGCGAAAGATACCTATCCACCACATAATGTAGTCAAAGAGTCAGATACAAAGTACACTCTTGAATTAGCTGTGGCTGGATTTAAGAAAGAACATATTGATATTGAAGTCAAAGATCATGTCTTAAATATTAAAGGCGAACGTCCTGCAAGACGCGATCCAAATATGTACGTTCATAAAGGTATTAGTGCAAGAAACTGGAGCAAGTCATTTAGACTGTCCGAGTATACGGAAGTAACTGGAGCGGATCTAACGGACGGAATTTTAACTGTTACTTTAGAAGTAGTTCTACCGGAAGAAAAGCAGCCTCGTAAAGTTAACATTCAATAACAACGAGGAAATAATGACAGCTATTACAGCAACCTATGCATATACATGCAAAGTATGCGAAAAAGTCGCATCGACCTTCAACACTTGGTTGAAGAATTTTCAATACGCCAGACAGATGGCAGCTAACCGCGAAATCGCCGGTCAGTTGATTCATCTTGGTTATGAATCTCAAAAAGAGCATTCATGGATTCTTCAGCAAATGAATGAGCAAACAAGAAAAGAGTATAACAAATAATGTGGCCATATACTGAAGACGAAGCCGACTACTTGTCGAAAAAAAGATAAATAGAAGGGAGAGCAATCTCCCTTTTATATTTAGGAGGTCACATGGAAAAATATTGTAACAATTGTAAGTGTCTTTGCCATTGTGAAAATGATGAATGCCCTAACTGCGCTAATGACGTATGTTACAACTGTGAATGCGAGGAAAAAAATGAATATTGATCAGTTAAGAGAAGAATTAAAAGTCGATGAGGGAGTCAAGTATGAAATCTATTTGGATCACCTTGGCCTCCCTACTTTCGGCATTGGTCATCTGGTTCTCCCTGATGATCCTGAACACGGACAAGAAGTTGGAACACCTGTCTCAGAAGATCGAGTCAATGAGTGTTTCGAAAAGGATGTCGAAATCGTGTTATCGGAGTGCACACAACTATACCCCAACTTTGACGTTTTGCCTGAGGAAGTCCAACTAATCATCGCTAACATGATGTTTAATATGGGTAGACCAAGACTATCTCAGTTTAAAGGTATGAAACGTGGTGTTGATGCTAAAGACTGGAATGCTGCTGCAGACGAAATGGTAGATTCCAGATGGTATAAACAAGTTACTAATCGTGCAGATCGACTTGTACAAAGAATGAGAGCTCAGGCACAACTCGGAGTTATCTAGTGGTTGAACTGACTGAATCAGCTCAAGAATATTTAAATAAAGTAGGGCAACCAAACGTAATGCTATCTGTCAAAGGTGGCGGTTGCTCTGGCTTTACATACCTATGGGAAATGACAGACAAAGAACCTACAATAGGAAACTTAGTCGTGGATCCCATAGCAGAGATGTTTGTGCTTGGTTGTACAGTTGATTATGTAACTGAACTTGGCGGATCATATCTCAAAGTAATAAATCCAAATGCAACTGCGTCATGTGGATGTGGAGAATCTTTCGCAGTATAGCTCACTTTTTTGTTTACAAAACACTGAAAACGTTGTATAATAATATTATATTTCGTTGGAGGTAATATGTCATTTTACACTAATGTTTGTCGTTACGGTAATACTATTCTGTATCGTGGTTATAATCATCAGGCCAAACGTATATACAAGCGTGATACTGAATTTAAACCAGTATTCTATGTCGAAAGCAAAACTGAAAGTCAGTGGAAGTCTTTAGACGGTCGTAACATTGCGCCAATCCAAATGGATAATATGCGTCATGCGAAAGAATGGCTTGATACAAATAAAGATGTAGCCGGTCGTAAAATATATGGCAATCATAAATACCTTCAACAATATATAACACAAAGGTTTCCACGCGATATTGATTTCAAACGTGATTGGATCGATGTTGGTACCTTTGATATTGAAACTGAATATGATGATGGCTTTCCAGAACCAGCGGAAGCATCACAAAGAATTCTTTCGATTACTTATAAATCAAGTAAATCGAAGAAGTATCATGTCTGGGGTTATGGGGACTTTGATATGAGTAAATCACTCATTCAACCAGTCCAGTATTACCGCTGTCGAGATGAGGCAAGTCTCCTCACAAAATTTCTAGAGTTTTGGTCCGATCCTGATAAAACTCCAGACGTGATTACTGGCTGGAATATTCGATTCTTTGATGTTCCATATCTAATTAATCGCACATCTAAAATACTTGGCATTGATGCCTGTAAACGATTCTCTCCATGGAAGATGATCGATCACCGTGAGATTACTCGTCGCGGTAAATCATCAATTGCGTACGATATTAAAGGTATCGAACAGTTAGATTATCTTGAACTCTTCCAAAAATTTGGCTATTCATACGGCGCACAAGAATCATATGCTTTGAATCATATTGCATATGTCGTTCTTGGTGAGCGTAAACTTTCGTTTGAAGAAGCAGGTAACTTCAAAAACCTGTATAAAGAAGATTTCCAAAGATACATCGACTATAATATGAAAGACGTTGAATTGATTGAACGCCTTGAAGATAAGATGGGTCTTCTTACTTTGGCTATGACTGTGGCCTATAAAGGTGGTGTTAACTATGCGGAAACATTTGGTGTTACGTCAATATGGGAATCAATCATTTATCGTAAACTATTAAATGAAAAACGTGCATCACCAGTTTTTGCTGGTGAATCAATGAGATCTAAGTTTGCCGGTGGCTATGTAAAAGATCCACATGTTGGTGCGCATGATTGGGTAGTTTCGTTTGATTTGAATTCGCTGTATCCAAACATTATTGTACAGTGGAATATGTCGCCTGAAACTCTTGTATCAGCAACTGAAACAAGTGGTGTTGAACATTATATGAATGCTGATCCATACAATGGCAAAGATTGTCTTGCCGCAAATGGTTCAACCTATACACATAAAGTTGAAGGTGTTATCCCAAGCATTATTGTCGATTATTATGCCGATCGTAAACTGATCAAAAAACAAATGCTTGAAGCTGAAAGTGCGTATCAAAAAGAAAAAACAAATGCACTTGAAAAAGAAATCAATAAATTAAATAACCAGCAAATGGCGATTAAGATTCTTATGAATTCTCTTTATGGCGCACTTGGTAATCAGTATTTTAAATATTTCGATCTAAGACTTGCTGAAGGTATTACACTCACTGGTCAATTGGCTATTCAATGGGCTGAAAGAACAGTGAATGAATATATGAATCAATTACTAGGGAGTGAAGATGTTGATTATGTTATCGCTATTGATACCGATAGCCTTTATGTTAATTTCGGGCCTATGATCGAAAAGTTTACGCCGAAGAATCCAGTTAAGTTTCTTGATATGATTTGCAAAGAAAAGTTTGAACCACATATCGCAAAATCATATGATAAGTTATTTGCAAACATGAATTGTTACAAACCACGAATGGAAATGGGTCGTGAAGTTATTGCCGATCGCGGTATATGGACTGCTAAAAAACGATACATATTAAACGTTCACAATAATGAAGGTGTACAATATGCAGAACCAAA